CAGCCTCAACAGTCGTGCCGGTAAAGAGAGCCCATATGAGTCTCGAATGAGCAGAATTGAAAGTGAAGTTGTTTCCGCTCGAGATTCGGCATTGGCAGAGCTGAAAACCGCGTTACAGCAGTATGCGGGCAATGCGTTTTTGGCCTCTCAACGAACCGGGTCACTGAGAGGGACGGGTGGGGTAAACGCATTACAAGCTACGGCAACACGGGCAAGCGAAATAAATTCGTTGGTTGAACGAATGCGTCCTGGAGCAGAGTTCTCAAGCTCGGATATGCAAACGCTTACAGACCTTGTGACTCAAACGGGAAAGATCATTGGTAGACCAATTTCGCCGGGAAGCATGTCAATGCTGACGTCTAGGTTTTCTGAACTGATGTCCTTGCGCGACGCCGATCTCGCGTTTCAACGCGCTGCAAATCCCGAGTTTCAAGAGGTGACGTCCTCTCAACGAGATGCACTCCGAAAACAAGCGAAAGAGGTCAAGGCGCGTTTGGACGAGCTTGAAAGCCAAGCAGCCGAGCGTGTTCGTGCCGCTGCTACGCAGTTCAACCGTGAGCAACAGCAAGGTGCTGTCGCGGCTAGTTCAATCCGAACAGTGCTTCAGCGTCCGCTGACTGGTCGATTTGGAACACCGCAAACAGGCGATGTCATCGCCGCTCGAGGAGCACTGTGAACAACACGATCCAGTCGGAGTTTCAGCAGTACGACGCGAAGCGATCGACCATTCTTGATCGCGCACGTCAGTGCGCGGCCATGACAAGGCCGTGGATCTTGCCTGAGGAAGGTCACAGCGAAACCGACAAGTTTGAGGAGACATTCACCAGTCTCCCGAGCCGCGGCATCTCCAACCTCGAGGGCCGTCTCCTGATGGCCCTGTATCCGCCTGGCACGCCGTTCTTTCGGTTGTTGCCGGCTTCGCACATCCGATACAGCCAGAAGGTCGATCCCAAGCAGGTTCAGTCGTTCTCGCAGGCCCTGAGCATTCAGGAGCTGCTGATGATGGCTCGACTGGAGTCTTCTGATATGGGCGGAGGAAACCGCCGTCGAAGTGGATTCCGTAGCCGCAAGCGACAGGCGATCACACAGATCCTGATTACTGGCGACGTGCTGGAGCAGTTCACTGACGACTATCGACTGCGCGTTTTCCGCCGTGACCAGTACGTCACCTGTCGCGACTCGTCGCAGGACGTGAAGTTCCACATCATCGTCGAGAAGATCGACCCGCTTTCGCTCGACGAGACCGTCCGCGCAGCGGCCGACATCAACACCGACGAGTACACCGAGAAGTCCTACGACCAGCGGGCCGTGGACATGTACACGCGCTGCCTGTGGAATCCCATGTCTCGAACGTGGGTCGTCGAGCAGGAGATCAACAGGAACATCGTGCGTGTGAGCGAGGAGCCGGTCTCACCGTTCATGTCCACTCCGTTTGAGCTGGCCCCCGGCGAGCACTACGGTCGCGGCTTCATCTAGGCCAACCTTGGCGACGTTCGCAGCCTGAACGAGCTGCACGAACGCCTGTTGGACTTCGCCGGCATGGCGAGCAAGTTTGTCCCGTGCATCGACTACAACAGTCAGGTTCGCGCGTCCGACCTTGCAAAGCCTTCTGGAGAGGTGATCGAGGCTCGAGTCGTCGGTGGTCAGATTCAGGACATTGGATTCCTGAGCGTGAACAAGGGTGCTGACTTCCAAGTCGTGTACCAGACCGCGGCCGACAAGCGCCGCGACCTCGCCGTTGCCATGCTCATGGAAGCCGACGCGGCACCCAAGGGCGAGCGCGTGACGGCGTTCCAGATTCAGCGAATTGCAACGGAGCTCGAAGGTGCCCTTGGCGGCGTCTACGCCCCGATTGCCGACGCGCAGCAAGTTCCGCTTGTCGAGCGACTGCTGTACCAGATGCAGCGTGACGCACTTATTCCAGCTCTGCCACGCAACAGCATGGACATCGAGGCCGTGACGGGCATTGCTGCTCTCAGCCGTGAGGCCGACAAGGCGAAGTTGCTGCAACTTGTGGCGACCATGAGCCAGTTCGGCCCCGCCATGGCCCAGAGGATCGACCTCGGTGTCCTCTTTGACACGCTGCTTAGGCAAAGCGGCATCTTTGAGCCCGGACTCATCAAGACGCAGGAGCAGGTGGCGGCGGAAGCGTCCGCAGCCATGCAGCAGCAGATCGAGCTGGAGGCCCAGAAGCGGCTCATCCAGGTCGGTGGTGACGTGATGACAAATGAACTTTCACCGCAGGAGAACATGAATGCAGGAACAGGAAACGCCGCCGCCTAACGCGGAGCCAAACGCGAGTCCAACGCCGCCCACCGAGGCGGCTCAAATCCCCAGTACTCCACCACAGGCGGCGGCACCTACGACCGACGCGCCACAGATCACGGCAAGGAAGTGGGCTGGGAAGTTCGAGAATCCAGAACTACTCGAGAAGTCATACAACGAGCTCGAGAAGATGCTCGGTCAGCGTCGGGTGGACAGTCCGGAGCAGCTGGCCGAACGGGCCGGCGTCAAGCTCGAGGACATCACCACGGCGTTTTTGGCCGACGGCCGCATCGCTCCGCACCACCTGGCGGCAATGGAGAAGGCCGGCATCGGTCCTCAGATGGCAACCCGTCTGATCGAGGGCGAGGCCGCCAAGGTCAAGTTTGCTCAGTCGCAGGTCCAGCAGGCGGTCTCGGAAGTGACCAGCCTCGCCGGCGGACAGGCCCAGCGAGACAACATCCTGAATTGGGCCGCGGGATCGCTGCCCAAGGACGACATTGACCGCCTAAACGTCCGGTTGGGCGACCCGACCCAAGCCGTTTCGGCCATGCGTGAACTCATGTTCATGCACCAGCAGGCGGTGGGCGCTGGCAAGGCGCAACCCCTGGTGCAGGGGATGACGCCGGCGGCCATGGCGCCGGGGTTCAGCACGCCGTCTCAGGTGACACAGGCATTTGCGCAGGTTCGCGCGCAGGGATACATGGACGAGGACACCAAGCGTCGGCTGGCGAACACACCGATGCACATTTTGCAGGGGATCACTCGATGAGCAGGCTTTTCAACGAGACGTTTGAGCAGCAGCAGAGGCTCGAGGCGCTCAACAGCAGTTACGTATGCGGAACGGTCGTTCGCGGTGACAGGCGAACGCGGTGCGTGTCCTTGGTGGACAACGTCACCAAGGAGGTCTACCACCATGGGGAGCACCCGGAGTCGTATGGCGCGGCTCTTGATGTTGCTCTCCAGACCGTTTCCAACAAGCCACGTACCACGGCAGAGATTGCGGCAGAAGCCGTCAAGCTCGCCGAAGAAAACGCCAGGCTTCGGGAGATGGTGGAGGCTGCTCAAGCCCAGGCGGCATCTTCGCCCAAGCGCAAGTCGCAATCAACGGAAACCACCTGATCTCCTGCGCTCCTGGGTGAGTCGCGACTCCCGAGGGGTTTTACACCTTCGCTCTGGACCTCACGTCAGAAATGTCGTGCGGTCTTTTTGATCGCTACGGCCCGTGACCAGACGGACACCCGCAAACGCGGCCCGAAACATGGAACGGACACCCGTGCATCACGTGTTTCTTCCACCCGCAATCGTCACATAGGAGGCTTGTCATGGCACAAGTCAATCGTGAAATCATCCTGTCGTCGGCGCAGAACGCGACTGACGACCTGGCACTCAAGATTTTCTCGGGCATGGTGCTCGAGCAGTTTCAGCAGTCGTCCGTGTTCTACGACCGTTCCGGCACGTTCCTGTCGGTGAAGCAGATCGAAGGCGCCACCAGCGCTCAGTGGCCGATCCTCGGCGACGATCCGGCTCCGGCTTACCATACCGCCGGCACCGTGCTCAACGCGCAGGCGACCCCCGGCAACAACGCCGCCCGCATCAAGACCAATGAAGCCGTCGTGAACGTGGACGAGATCCTCGTCAACGCCATCGACGTGCCCTTCCGTGATCTTGAGCAGTCGCACTTCGACGTGCTCGGTCCCTACGCGACCAAGCTCGGTCGTGCCATTGCCCGCGTGCTGGACAAGAAGATCGCCATTCTGGCGGTGAAAGCGGCCCGGACGTCGTCCGTGTCCGGCCTGCACGGCGGCGGCTACATCGTGGACCGAAACTCGTCCGGTTCGTCCGGCAGCGGTCTGCCCGGCGCCACCACGCTGTTCACCGACGCAACGGGCTATCCCCTGTCCCCCCGGGGTGCGTACCAGTTCCGTACCGACGTGTCCGAGCTCGCCCAGGAGATGGACGAGCGGAACGTGCCGACGGAGAGCCGCTACCTGTTCGTGTCGCCCTACATCAAGTCGGTCCTCCGTTTCGAGGCCAACTTCGATGGCAGCAACCTGACCAGCGTGCCGGTCATGGCGAGCACCTACGACCGCAACACCAACAGCGTTCCCAACGACATCAACAATCGAATCGTTGGCATGCTCGAGGGCTTCAAGGTCATCGTCACCAA